TCTCTGCAACACCATTAACAACCAACCCAGCCTTGAGTGTTAAGGTAACAGCACTATCTAAACCTTGAACATTGAATGATATCTTCGCTTTTGACGCTCTTCTAGACCTTGGAACGTATCCAATGTTACGTGCTAATGCAACAACGTTCTCTCTTAACGTGGCAGAGTCTAAAAAATTCTCATTTACTGCCATATTTGTATTATATGCAGTAATATAGGTATTATAAGCAAGGGCATCTAAAACAATAGACAAATTAGACCCTTCAAAGTCATAATCTGTGAAATTATCGTTAGATTTCAAATAATCCTTGATTGAAGTCTTTATTTGATCAAAATCTAGGTTTGTATACTGTCCAAAGGCCATTATATTCTAGCTGGGAGAAGGAGAACGTCTATTTCCTGCGTATCATATTCCATACCAATTATATTGTATGAAATTAGAGCAGACATTTCATTATTTTCACCATCAATATTAACTTTTACCTCATCAATCTCAATTCTTGGTTCATATGAGTTGAGGGCGGAAATTATTTGATTTTCTATAGCGATATAGTGTAAAGATGTATCTAATTCAAATAAACTGGCATTAATTTGAGATCCAAAGTCATTTAAAAATGGTTTTTCACCAATAATAGTCTGAACAATATTATATACAGACCTTTTAATAGCATCCTCATTTTTAAGAACCATTAGGTCATTAGTTATAGGATGCATTTTAAAAGATAAATTAATATCTCTAAATGTTTTAGATCTCTTAAGTACCACTATATTAAATTAATCTTAATATCGTATATATTTAGTAGTATTAAATAACAATTTTACCAGCACCATCATCATATTCTATATCATCATACTCTGGTTCAATAATTTCATTCAAATCCTTAGACTTCTTGGTCTTTTTCAACATGTCGTCGTTATATACCTCTTGTAGAAGGTCAGAATTAGTTTCCATGTTACTAAATATAATATTTTATTATTTATACGCTATATGCCATCAGAGGGATTTGAACCCCCGACCTTGGCTTTACAAAAGCCCTGCACTACCACTGTGCTATGATGGCGACTGCATATTAAAATGCGTCATCAAAACCAGAATCTCTATCTGGAATAAAATCAGGACATACTAATGCACCTGCAAGTTCTCTGGCTTGTAAATTATGTTCGCACAATTTATTCATCCATATCCTTTCATTTAATTCTACTGTACCGTCTGTAGATAATATGCGACAACATATATCAATAATTTTATTACGGTAATTAGTGCTTAAGGGCATAATAGAGTAATGGCTTTTGGTAATATGTAGTATTCCTTTCTTTGGATAGCCTTAGTTAATGACTTTATATCATCATTTGGCATAATAGGAACTTCTTCTTGTAATATTATTTCCCCACCATCTAACTCTTCATTTACATAATGCACAGTAACACCAGTAACTGGATCACCACTTTCTAATGCTCTTTCGATTGCATGTAACCCTTTATACTTAGGTAGTAAAGAGGGATGTAAATTTATTATTCTATTTGGGAATGCATTAATAAGGTCAGTTGATACTACTCTCATCCACCCTGCTAAAACAACAAGGTCTACATTCCATACTTTTAAAAGTTCTATTATATGATCTTCATCTTTATGGTGAATATAACAATGAGGAATACCCCATTTCTCTGCCCTCTTGGCAGCACCACACTTCTTTTTGTTGTGAATCATTATCACAACTTCATGCTTATTGCATATAGGATTGCGAACTATGTTCTCGAAGTTAGTTCCGTTACCAGAACACAATACTCCTAGTTTCATTAGCGACCTTGACCACGGTAGATTTTCTTAGCCTTGTTTCTAGAGGTAGCAGCATATTTTGTATGCTTACCAAGTCCTTGTCTTGTTTTCTTTGGTTGGGATTCCAGTTCAACTGTTCCCCAAGTACCAGTTTTTGCTTTTGCCATTACTTTTTAGTAGCTTCTGATGGAATTAAATAAGTGATTACCAATCCTAATAAAACGGAAAGAATAATCTTAGATGAAAGAAGTTGTAGGATTAGTATTATAAGTGATGATGCACCGAATACTACCCACTTCTCCTTTATAATTGTAACCACCTTCTCTATAGTCAGTGGTGCTTGTTTAGCAGCCATAATTACTCATAACTTGGTGGTTGTACTATAACATCTGCACATAAGAAACTCATTGGTGATTTTGGATCAAAGTCAATTCCGACTCTTTTTAATTCGCCACAATTTCTTAAACGAGCTATGTCATAATCTAATTGTCTGTTCAATAACATTTGTTTCTTCATGGCTTTGTCTGGTCCTTGACCAACACCTACTAAAGAAAGACCTGTTACAACTGCGGTTGCAATAGCGACAACATTAACTGTTGTTTGATTTAAATACTTCATTCCTTTGGTTCCTCTAATACGTTAATTGCCTCAACCTCATCTGGGTCGATTGCATTTGGACGACCTTCATCAAATAACTTGTTTAGTATTTGCATGGCGTCGTACTTACCTTCATCGGAGAGAAGCCCGTTTTGTAGGTCTTTTCCCTCGTAGACTAATCTCCATTTTGGAGTTTTCTCGCCCTTTTTTGACATTAAATTAACCTCTCTAATTTTTCTGCAACTGATTTCTCAGTGGCCCTTACACGGTACTGAACCCCATCACGTTTGGAGAGTTCGCCGAGGATTTGAGACGTAAGATCCCATAACTCCTCGGTTTTAAGTCCTTTGTTAATCTGAAAGTCAATCATTAGATAACTCTCATCTTCTCATGACCCACTCTGATACGTGGATCGCACCATGTTACTATACCTGCCTTCTTCGCATCTAAACAGAAACTTACATCCTCTCCACACATATCCTGAACATTGCCTGATTCGAAGACCTGCATTTTTGGTGCAAACCAAGGATATTCGAGTCTCTCAAAAACCCCGTGCTTGATTAGAACCCATCCGAATCCTGTGTAGTCTACTGTAAATGGTTTCTTTCTCTTTGTAATAGACTCAACGGTTTCATGGTTCATAACTCCACCGTTCTTTGCAAACTCTTCCTCATCAAGCCAGTGAGCAACGGATGTGGTATGCCCATCTTCGGTTGCGTACCATCCTGCAGTGATTTCCTTTTCCTCACCCTCTTCTGGAATGGCTAGATCCATGAGTTGCCAAAACTTATTAGTATCAAATACAATATCACTATCGATCCACAATTGGTAGTCATACTTTAACTTCCCATCCCAAGGAATCTGTTTTGGTCCTCTGAGTACGTTCGCACCCAACACTTTGCATCGTGCGAAGTTTACCATCGAGGAGTAGTCTTGGGATATCTGTATGCTGTTCCCATTCTGAACTAAGTCGAAACAAAGTTGCACGAAGTTTTTCAGAAAGATATACGAACATCCTCTGCCTGGAAGACAAAAGACAATCGCTTTGCCTTTCACTCTCTCTTTTATTTTGTCGTAATTCCATTCTTCCGTTTTCTTGGTTTCCTTTGGAATTACTTTAAATCCTTTTGCCATGAATAATAATCACCTTTAGGTATTATAGGTCAGTTGTCATATTTAGTCAAGTGATATAAAAAAGGTTTTCCGTATTTTTTTCTCACGGAAATTTTTTTATATGGCACAGTTCTAAAGATGCAATTTGTTTTTCACAGAGCCTACATTTTTGTCTGTAAACACGTAGGCTGGGGGCGCCTTAAATATTGCTCTTAAAACACTGAGGGCCACGAATCCTGCTGCGAACCCTATGGCGTTTTCCTTGGTCAGAAAATTTTTTTTATTCATTGAAATTGTTCTCTCGTTTTCAAAGTTTTGTAGGTTAGGGTTGTTAGCGTTTTTAATATACGGATACGCCCGCATCGCTACACATAACAACCGCACAATTAACTGCTCAAACTGTTTGTGATCTCGTAGCAACTTAGTAGACCACGAATAGCGCCCTTATGTGTAAACAATCAGCACGAACTAGTTTGCTACACATAAGGACGAACAGTTTGCTGCTCCTACCGTGCGTTCCTATATGATATTAATTCAGAGCGTTTTGCCTTCCTTTGAGGTAATCTTGTTACTTTAATCTCGCCTAAGATCTCTGCTATTAAGAGGTCTAATTTGGAGGCATTTGCTACATCAATCATACAGAATTGCTCCTTGTTTGTTTACTCTTTTATTATAACAGATTAGGGGGCGGTCTGATCATACTTTGTGCCACTTTATTAACTGTCTTTGTTTATACTTTGTTCATAAAAATACAAAATTCCGATGTTATATTTGACAGGCAATCGTGTTTATGTTAGAATAAGAAAGCGTCGTTATATTGCCGTCCAAGATGACAACAACTCAACACAATTATGAGTGTATTTGAGCAACTTTATCAA